CTGCCCATTTTGCTACAGACTTCATTCCATCTTTTATTTTTCTGCCAAATGCTTTTACTTGGTTTCCAGCTTTTTCAAGTTGTCTATCCATATTCTTAACACTCTTGGTTGCCTTCTGTAATGGTGTTGTAAATTGGTCTTTTAAACTTAGTAATACACCAATAGTCTTTGCCATTTAACCCTCCTTTCTTGCAATAAAAAAGAGGAGCTTTTTATACTCCTCTTAGTATTTAATTAAATATATTTTCTAAATTCTTCTATTGCACTTTCAAAATATCTAAAATTAGGAATTTCTTTATTACAATACTTTGCCTTTTCATGAACCCAATATCCATTTTGTTCTGTTTTTAAGTTATATTTATTAGAAATGATACCTATCTTTTGAACAGATACTCCTAATATCTCTGCTATTTGAGTGGCAGTTATAGTTTTAGCTTCCACTTCTGGTGGTGGAATTAACTCTCTACCTGTTAAAACTTTTGTTGCTTCTGATACCAATATTTCCTTATATCTTTCACTTTTTGAGAATGGTATTAAAGATTTTAACATTTTAGCCATTCTTACATTTGCATTTTTTTCCATTATTTCAAGTCTTTTATCTTTTTCTATACTTGATTTAAGTTCTTTAAGTTTGAAATATCCTTTTACTAATTGTCTTTGAATATCCCATGATAAATCATCTGTAAATGTTTTTACCAACATTAGATATCCACTTTCTGTAAATAAAACTATTTCTTTAACATTATTAGGGATAAAATCCTGAATGGTTTTAAACCTTTCAGAAAAATCTCTAGTTTTCAATGTGAAATAATCTTCATTTAAAATAAATTTATCTTTATTTCTATTGAATATTTTATTTATTTCACCAACATCTCTCTTATGAACCTTTCCAATATCCCAAGCAGTTACTACTCTTTCTTTTTTATATTCTTTTATTCCAAGTTCTACATCATTTATTTTTACTAATTTATTTTCCATTTTTATTCACCTTACCTCTTTTCTTTTGACATTTTATCCCTTGACCAAATCCAAACATAAATGCTTTATGTATCATCTCAAAAATTCCTTTTGAATTATCTCGAATATCATTTAATTGGTCAAATGACATATCATAATAAGTTGTTAAGTTTTTTCTACTTTCTTTAATTACCTTTTCCATATTTGCATACATAAAAAATACCTCCATTTTAATTTTTTAGTTGCCAAAATAGAGGTATGCAGTGTATAATATTTACATACCAATACTTTGGTGGAGAGTGATATTTCAAAACTTTCTCAGGGCTTAGAATATCACTCTTTTATTTTTCTTTTATAGGCAGCCTATTTATAGCCTCTCTAACTCCTTCAACCTTAGAAATATTATTTTCTTTACAATATTTTTCTAATATCTCATTAGTTGCTTTATTAACTCTTACTGTTAATTTTACATCTTTTGGGTCATTTGTAGGTCTACCCATTTTCTTTTTGTCATCCATATTTCACTCTCCTTTCTGACGACAAAAGTATTATATTATATCCGTCGTCAAAAGTCAAGAGAAATTTTTATTATTTATAAATAATATGNATAGATTGTAAGTTTCTCAGGCTTGTGTAATCTATCTCTTTTATTTTTCTTTCAAATAGTTTATTCCATCTCTTACACCTTCTACAATAGTTTTATTTTTCCTATTGCAGTAATCTTCTAAAATCTTATTAGTTTCTTCATCAACTCTAACTGTCAATTTTATTGATTTTGGCTTTAAAGATTTAGGTCTCCCTATCTTTTTTTTGTCATCCATTTCTCACACTCCTTTCTGACGACAACAATATTATAAATTGTTGACGACAAAAAGTCAAGAGAAATTTTTAAAAAATAAAAGAGAGATTTTACTCTCTCTTAAATTTTTTGTTTTATTTATAATCCGAATATAGTTTCAAAGGCATTTTGAAAAAATCCTTTTTCTTCTTTTTTCTCTTGTGGTGGATCTTCAATAGGTGTTTGGTATCTTTTTAAAGCTTCACGTTCAGCTAGTTCAGCACTAACAGGATCTACATAAGTTGAAGGTACTTCATTATTATCTGAACTTGTTGAAGTTTCTACTTCTCCTTTATATTGAGTTGCTATATAATTTATAACCATTCTTTCAACATCAGAAGTAGGTACTGTACTTAACCACTCACTATAAAAATTATCATATTTTTCTCTAAAATATCTACTCCAACTTGAATCAAATTTTAAAGTTCTAAAGAGTTTAAACCATTCTTTTTTAGTAGCACTTCTTTTTTCTCCATCAGGCATTTCAAGAGTAACTTTTTCTTTTAAATTTATTCCTTTAAATGTAGGAACTGTTGTTATTTGTTGTCCACCACCAGTAACTTTAAAATAAACATCAAATCTATCTTGATATTCATGTCCAACTAATTTCCTATAGCCTTTGTACTCTCCTTTTTCAACTGGAACATCATTTAATTCAGCCATGATATTGAATGAAAGTAAAAGCATTAAAAATAATAAAAATCTTTTCATAAAATCCCCTCCTAATAGTTATAATACTATTTGTACTATAAATATTAGAGTTTGTCAAGAGATAATACAAATTCTAATCTTTAATATTATATTCTTTTTTCACTTCTTTTATTCTTTTTTCTAATTCTTTTTCATATTCTTCTTGAGTAAAAACACCTTGTTTAAAAAGAATTGACATATGTAGTTTTACTGCTCTCAATCTTTCTTCATAAGTTGATTTAGAATCCCCTACAACTATTCCTGGATCAGTATCATTCCATCTTGAATCTGTAAATAACCCATTCTTTTTTTGTTTATCTTCAAATTCTTTGTTTAATTCTTCAAAACTTTTGTTACTCATAATTATAGTTCCTCCATTAAAATATAATGAATTTTACTTGTATCATATCTATCTACAATTTTAAATTTTTTATTTCTCTCAAATAAAACTTCTTGTTCTCCTTTATTTAAAGTAGTTATATTTCTAGCAGTTTTAGATATTATAGTTAGCTGAACCTCTCCACTAGGATTATATGTTTCACCTATTGTTGCTGAGGTGTAAGCAGGATATTCAATCTCATTACCAATATTATAAAGCTTTAAAAATTCTTCTAAAGCTTCTTTACCTTGTAATTGAAAACTTAAACTTCTAGTAACTTGTCCTTCATATACAGGTATTTTTTCAAGTGCTTCATCTAATACTTTAACCCATTCTTTTTGGTCTTGAGTTAAATTTGTTCCATTTCTAAGTGCTTCATTTATCTTATAAGAATCTGATCCAATATATCTCATTATAGCAGATTTTTGATTTAAAGTTAAACCTAACTCATCTTTTTTAATATATTGGTCTTTCCATTCCTTGTAATTCATGTACTTAACTTCTTTATACTCTCCATTTTCATCTCTTGATGCTCTTGCAGGTTCGTCATCAAAATATGGAGCTATAACTGTTCTACAATGAGAATGAAAAGGAGGCACTGTTACTCCTATTTCTTGATCCGATATATTAAAAACTTTTCCATCCATTTCTTGACAAATTTCAGAAGTATGTAAATCCAATGTTGCTACTATTTCATATTTCTCAACATCTATACTTTTGAAAGCTTCTATTTGTGCTTTTGAAGCATAAGCAGCAGATTCTGTTTCTAGTAATCTCCTTGCAACATACTCTTTGTTTTTTATCTTATCAGAAACAAATTTAGATATATCTTCAACAGCTTCATCTAATGTACTACCAGTTATAAAAGATTGAGTAATTTTAGTTCTCAATGTATTTATTAATTGCTCTTTATCTTGCCAAATTCTGTCTGAAAAAGTTTTTCCATCAGATAGCCAAGGCTTTCCTATGACTTGATTAATCTTATTTTTGTCTAAAGTAGCAAAGCTTGTTTTAAGATTCAATCCTTTTGAAATCTCATACAATGAATGATAGTAAGTATCTTCATAATTCTTTATTAAATAATCTTCTAACATTTCATTTTCTTTATTTCTTAAAGTTTCAATGCTGTTTTGAACTTGAAGTTGTAAAGCTTCTAACCTTTTAATATGAACTCTTGCAGAAGCATTTTCAAGCTCTTTTTTCCAAGCTCCACTCTTGGCTTTTTGAGTATATTCTGCTAAGGTCCATTTGAATTCTTTTAATTCATCTTTAGTTAGTAACTTTTTAGCATCTGCTAATGATATTTGATTATTATCAGCTATTCTGATATACCATTTTTCAATATCACTTTTTATTTTATTCTCTGCTATTTTATATTGTTTCTCTATTTCTTTAGCATAAGCTTTATTTGATATATTTCTTTGTTTTTCTTCTTCTTCAAATCTTTTAGTCCAGTAATTACTCATCTAAATCAGGAACTTTTTTAGTTCCAAAATCTCCTGGATAAGGATCTAATTCTTTATTTTCTTTTTCAAGTTGTTTTATTTCTTCATCAACATCGTTAACCCATGGATGTTGAGTTATTATAGTTTTTTGAGATATGATACCAACACTAGACTTACAATTATTAATTGTTTCAGATTCATTAACTAAAACATCTCTATTAAATATTACATCAAGAGTTTCATTAACATTTAAAGCTTTATTTATAAACCACATTAACTCTTCAAAAGATGCCTGAAATTCTACTTCCATTTGATTAGCATCTAAATCTATATCAGAATACATAGATTGAATATTCATCTCATTGGGATTATTTCCAAGTCTTTCATCTTTAGCATCAAAGCCTCTTGCATTTTCTATTATTGCTTTTTTAAGTAATTTGATTATTAAAGCATAGTTTTCAGAGTTAACTTCTATTTGAAGTGCTTCAAGTCCACCTTTGCCACCATCAGTATTTGTAACTTTTACCGCTCTATATGTAGCTAAGTTTCTTCTAAACTCTCCTAAATTCTCTCCATCATAGTTAGTTAAGATTAAAATTGTACTTCCTGCATCTTCCATCATATTATCTTGAAATTTAGAGATTATCTCATTCAAGGCATCTTGTAAGCATTTAACTCTGCATATTAAAGGTTGTTCTAAGTTATTACTTCTAAAAGGAATTAATGGAACTTTTCCCCAGTTGTATGTTTCTTCTCCTATTGCTATATAGTCTGAATGTCCTAAAGGTTTTAAACTATCATTCCAAATAAAAAAGTCTACTCCATTTCCTGAGTAAACTTCTACTTTTTTAACTGGAACTAAACTATTATGTTGGAACTCTAAGACTTCATATAATCTTATAGCTAATTCTAATTCATCTTTATTATTATCTTTCCATATTGGTAATATTTCAGAAGGTTCAAATTTTCTAAATTGTAATTCACCTTTTTGGTTAAAATATGGATATATCCAACCTATACCACCATTAAGAGTATCCTCTCCTAAATTTCTTAAAGTTCTTAGAAACTTATTACCAAATAATTTCAAAACATTTTCATTTTTACAAATAAAAGTTGGTTTCTTAGCTAAAATATAATTAACTTTTTGGTCAACCATTTTTGAATATTGGTTATCAACAAGTTTAGAATTGACTAAGTTATTTATATCTTCTAATCTACCACCTTCTACTATTGCTTTTCTTTTTTTACTTAATATATCATGGCTACCCTTATAATATCTTTCTCCATTTACCTGGTCCACTCTAGTTTTTGAAGAAAGCCATTGACTTATTAAATATTCAAGTTTTCTAATTTCCATATTTTCCACCTTTGGCTTTTTAAATAGTTTTTTTATCCATTCCCACATTATTAACTCCTATTCAAAAGATAATCCTGATATTTTATTACATTTTTCAGCAACACCAGTTAAAGCATCAGGTCCATCATCGTGTTTGTTTTTTCCTTCCTTCTGATAAGAAATAATATCTTTTGCAAATTCACTCCATTTATTTTTCCAATCAATAGGCATATAAATATTTGCATTAACCCAAGCACTATTTGATAATATTCTTGCTATTTTATTTCCAGATTGATGGAACCATTTAACAACTGTCTTATAGTTTCCTTTATCTCTTGTAATTCTTTCAATGTTTCTTGCGAATGCTCTACCACCATTGTTGCTTTCTATATCTGCAACATTCACATTAAACCTCTTATATGCTTCTGCAACAAGTGGCTCAGTTATTTCCATAGCTTCTTTGGTATAGATAACATCTAGTATATAAGCACTATCTTTGCAATCTGCATATATAATATTACATAGAAAATCATCTCCAGTGTCAGCTGTATCACAATAGGCAGATATTTTAACAATCTTTTCTTTTGGTAAATCAATATAAGTTTTAAATTCATTGTATAATCTGCCTTTGATGTCTATTGGTTCTTGTTGGTAGTTGGCATATACAATTTCTTTTGCCATATTCTTAGTTTTAAACTCAAAATCCTCCAATGATAATGTTCCTTCATCAAGTGGAGTTCCATCATCATTGATAGCTTTATAATTTATATGAACCACATCATCATAATTAGATAAAATAAAACCAGCTAGGTCATTACTTGCCCACCTGGTCATTATGATTATTAATTTAAAACCTTTTTCTGTTCTTGATAACATAGTATTAGTAAACCAATCAATATGCTTTTCAAGGACATTAGAGTTATATGCTTCTTCTGAGTTTTTTATTAAGTCATCTATAACTATTAAATCTGCTCCAAATCCAGTTGCAGTTCCTGTTGGAGATGTAGCCAAATAATTTGCAACTTGACTTCCTTCCAAAGCCCACTTATTCATTGATGCTTCTCCATACTTTATTTTAGTATCAGGAAATATATCTCTATAAACTGTTACCCCTTGAGTCTGTTCTGTTGCTATCATATCTCTTACTTGCTTAGCAAATGTAGAAGAAAGAGTTTCATTATATGATCCAGTCATAATTTTTAATTTGTTATTTCTTCCTAATAACCATTGAACAAATAAGGTTGCTGTATAAGATTTTCCAAATCTTGGAGGCATATTAATAACTAATATCTTTTTATTAGAATCAATAAAACTTTGTAACTGATTACATAAATCTTTTAAATATTCTTTTTTATCATTATAAAAGTCTTTTTTTCCTAGTAATTTACAATAATACCAAAAATCTCTCCTAGCTAATTCTTTTTTAGCTTCTAATTTTATTAATTCTTTATCATACACCCCCACAACACCTCCTTTAATCTTTTATTATTTCTTTTAATTCATCTGTTGTAAGATTAGAAAATGGATTAGAGTTTATATTTCCATTTACCTCAACCTTTTGAGTATACTCTCCATCCATTTTATTTAGAATGTCTAATGCTTTTAATCTATCGGTATCTTTTGTTTCTTCTTTTAATATCATCTTAGTTAAAAATTCTTTTCTTTCTATAGCTGTCATAATCCTACTTGTTTTTGTTTTCTCTTGCAGTTCATTTATATATCGACAAATCTCGACATTTTGTAATAAAACATTAGTTCTTGTCTTGCTATATGTTTCACTATATCCAGATTTGGTTGCAGCTTCAGTAGCATTACCAGATGCCACATAAAACTCACAAAAAGATTTTTGTCTTGCATTTAATTTCATGCTACTTCACCTCATCTCCAATTTTATAAATAAAAAAAAGAGAACTTTTTGAGTTCTCTAAATAAAAAACTATTTTTTATTTTTTAAATCTTCATATATTTCTTTTGTTACAGGATAGTCATACCCACCTTTCCATCCTGTTTTTCTTCTCCATTGAACTACACATTCTCCGTATTCTTCAAAAGCTTTCATCTTTGCTTCATTTAGATTTTTAGCATATATGACATCATGTTCTTCTGTTCTATCTGTTATACTTAAATCATCTATACTTTTATCTTCTTCTGGTACGAAAACATTAAATTCTCTTTTCCCTTTGGGGCATTCAAACATTTTAACTCATCTCCTATCTTTCATTTTTCTTTTATTATATATCTTATAAAAAAAAATAAA